CCTCTTTTGACTACCTTTTATCTTGCCTTAATTTTCAAAAGTCTAAACTATTAAGAACTACCTGTTCAAGTATAGGCCCAGTGGTATTTGGTTGGCCGACTAGATATCCTCTGCACCCTAGAAAATGCACAGCCTCTTTTCGGTGTTAGCTTTTTCAAGCCAAATATCAGGAGGATTTTATCATGGCTTTTCAAACCGCATCGGGTTATGGGAATTTACCTAACGGTAATTTTAGTCCCATAATCTACTCCAAAAAGGTGCAGCTTGCATTCCGCAAGTCTACCGTAGTAGGAGATATTACTAACTCTGATTATTTTGGGGAGATTGCCGCACAAGGTGATACCGTCAAAATTATCAAAGAACCTGAAATTTCTGTGCAGGAATATGCCAGAGGTACACAGGTTACAGCACAAGACCTTGACGATGAAGACTTTACACTAGTTATCGACAAAAGCAATTACTACGCTTTTAAAATGGACGATATCGAAGAAGCTCACAGTCACATCAATTTCATGGACTTAGCAACAAATCGTGCTGCATATCGTTTATCTGATCAGTATGACCAAGAAGTTCTTGGCTATCTGTCAGGTTTTAAACAGTCTGCACTACATGCAAAAGCAGATACAGCTAATACTACCGTCAATGGTACAAAGGCTGTTAGCACTGCAGGATCAGATGAATTGCTTACAAGCATGAAACTGATCAAAAGTTCATTTGGCAATATTACAACTACATCTGCAGGGGATCATTCGGTTCCAGTAACTGCACGTATGCCAGGTGCTACTTCACTACCAACTGCAACTGTTTCACCTGCAATGATTATTGCTCGTATGAAACGTGTGCTTGATCAGCAACAGGTTGATACACAAGGACGCTGGCTTGTAATAGACCCAGTGTTTATGGAAATCTTATCAGACGAAGACAGCCGCTTCATGAATGGAGACTACGGTGAGTCTGGTGGACTTCGTAATGGTCTTGTTATCAATAACTTTCATGGGTTCCGTTTGTACACATCATCTAACCTACCAGCAGTAGGTACAGGTCCAGGTACATCAGGAACAGCAAACCAAAACACTAACTTTGGTATGATTGTTGCTGGACATGATTCTGCTGTTGCAACTGCGGAGCAGATTAATAAGACTGAAACATATCGTGACCCTGACAGCTTTGCTGACATTGTTCGTGGTATGCATTTATATGGCAGAAAGATTCTTCGTCCTGAAGCAATCGTAACTGCTAAATATAACGCAGCGTAAGGGAGGATATAACTTATGGCTACTTTTGATATGACCTCAAAAGCTACTGCTGGTGTCGATTCTGACAGCATTGCAGCAGCTACCTCTCGTCATGCAGCAATGGGCATGTACATGCGTGAAGCACGTTTGGACATTGCTAAAATGGTAGAAGATGGATACTCCTGTACTAATGGAGATATCTTTCAACTTCTAGAGATTCCTGCTAATACTCTTGTATTGTTTGCAGGTGCTGAAGTTGAGACTGCCTTTAATGGTACTTCACCAACTGTAGATATTGATTTTGCAGCAGGTGACGATATTGTTGATGGTGGTGACGTTTCTTCTGCTGGCTTCTTGGCTTCAGGTACAAACGGTCAAAGTATGGTTGTAAATACTGCTGCTGCAGATACATTTACAGCACATGTCACAACTACAGATACGATTGACGTTAAGTTGATTGCTTCATCTGCAGATGTTACAACAGGCATTCTACGTCTCGTAGCATGTTGCATTGACACAGGTCCACGAGGGCGGGTCGCTCCAGATATTGTGGATCGTGACCTACTTGCATAATAACTTTAGGGGCTGGTGTATACTGGCCCCTTTAGCTTACCTAATGGAAATATAATGGCACTTACCTTTTTATCATTAACTAATGATGTCATAACAAGAATGAATGAAGTAGTGCTTACTTCTAGTAATTTTACTGCATCTAGGGGTATACAAACACAGTGTAAGAATGCAGTAAATGATGCTATAAGATATATTAATCAAAGAGAGTTTGGTTATTCTTTTAACCATGCCCCTAATAGTTCTACATTAACTCCAGGTGTAGCTAGATATACCTTACCAACAAGTACAAAGTCTTTAGACTACAGTACAGCAAGAATTAAAAAGAGTACAACTCTTAGTGTAAGTGGTAGTAATCTTACTAATTTAAATTATTATGAATACATTGATAATGATTATGCTAATGAAGAAGATGACATAACAACTACAACACTTAATGGTTCTCACTCTACTTCTGTAACAACTCTCACACTTACATCTACAACAGGATTTGATTCTTCTGGTAAAGTTTTTATTGGTGGAGAAGAGGTTACATACACAGCTATCTCAGGTAATGATATTACAGGGTGTACCAGAGGTGCTAATAGTACTACTGCTGAAACACATTCTAGTGGAGTTACAGTAACACAGTTTGAAGGTGGGGGAGTGCCAAGACAGATTATACGTACCCCAGATAATAACTATCTACTCTATCCTTATCCAGATAAACAATACACATTAGTATTTGATTACTTTACATTCCCTGCAGACTTAGATGCACATGGAGATACTACAACTGTACCTGATAGATTTGGTCCAGTAATTGTAGATGGTGCTACAGCTTATGTTTATATGTATCGTGGTGAGCAGAACCATTACCAATTAAATTTTGAAAGGTTTCAACAAGGCATAAAAAATATGCAAAGCTTACTTATTAATAAGTTTGACTATGTTAGATCACCTGTAATAAATAGACCA